TCCATCTACAACTAGTGAGTATGAAACAATTCAAGGTTCTGCATTGGTTTATATGGCAGTTAATGACTACATGGAGGTGAATGGGTCTGCGGCTGGTGGTGCTTCTTTACATGAATCCAGCGGAACACGTCATAGTGAATTTTCTGGTTTCTATGTGAGTGGTTGATTTTTAATTGTTTATATGATATAAATATCTGAGTAAGTTTTAATACATCCAATGCCCGACTATACAATCACACTGACTGACACTGAGCAGAAGGCGATGGAATATTGCGCTGCTGATGTTGATGACTGGATTACTAATGCAGCAACCAACCGTGCTCGTATTGCTACTGATGAAATCGTTTCTTTGAACACCGCACATTGCAACGCTAATGGTATTGCTATCGGTGTTGGTGTTACTGCACAAGTAGAACAAGCATATAACCTTGGTATCGTCACCACAGCTGCTGCTCGTAACGCTGCTGCAGAGGCTGAAGCACCTGGTGGTGAATGATTGACTGAAAGTCTTTCTTGACCTATAATATTACTAACTGATTTTATTTTGTGAACTTAAAGTTTAGCATAATAACTCCTGCCCATAAAAACACACCTTATCATAAGGTGTTATACGATAGCATCAAAGCCCAGTCCCATGAAAATTGGGAGTGGGTTTTGTGGCTTAATAACGATATTGAAAAGAAAAAATTACCCAAAGAGATCTTGAAAGATAAACGGGTAAAAATCTTTGAGACTGATAGTGACTCAAAGAATGTTGGATACCATAAGTATCATGCATTCCACAAAGGTGAAGGTGATGTTCTTGTGGAGGTTGACTCCGACGACATTATTACCCCAGGCTGTCTTGAGGAACTGAACAAAGCATATCAAGATCCACAAGTTGGGTTTGCATATAGTGACTCTGCTATTCTTGATGATAACTTTGTTCCATACAATGCTCAGCACGGATGGACACACTACAAATATAACCACGAAGGTAAAGACCTTACGGTTATGAAAACTTGGGAACCAACTAGTCACAGTATTGGTTTCATTTGGTATGCTCCAGACCATGTTCGCTCTTGGAGAACTTCAGTCTATCGTGAACTGGGTGGACATAAAGATTTGAGTATTTGTGATGACCATGAACTGATGGTTCGTACATACTTGAATACCAAGATGCATCACATTCAGAAACCATTGTATGTGTATCGCATCACTGGAGATAATACTTATCTTGAAAGAAACGCTCAGATACAGACCAAGACGGTAGAGATCTTTAGAGAGAATGCTTTTGCTCTAGCTGAGTATGATGCTAAGCACCGTGACCTTATGATGGTCGATATGGGTGGTGGTATTGATGGAAGACCTGGATACATAACCATCGATCAGGAAGACGCTGACATCACCTGTGACTTGAATGATGGTATTCCTCTGCCAGATAACTCTGTAGGTGTTCTCAACGCTAGTCATGTGATTGAGCACCTGAGAGACCCTGTAAAGACGATGAGCGAGATACATCGTGTTCTTGCACATGGTGGTTGGGCATTCATTGAGGTGCCTTCTACAGACGGTAGAGGAGCATGGCAAGACCCCACTCATGTAAGTTTCTGGAACGAACATAGTTTCTGGTATTATACTAATGCAAGCAAAGCAAGGTATATCAGAAATAATGATATTCGTTTCCAGAGTTATCGTCTAGATACGTGGGAGATGGCACCCAATATTCCAGTTGTATCTGCCTGGTTAGTTGCCATCAAAAATGAAACTCGTTTGCCTGGAATCCTTTCGATATGAAAAAAGAAGCAAAGATATGTCTCAACGCAATGGTTGGGAATGAGGAGCATTGTATTGAACGGATGCTCAAGTCTTGTTATGAATACATTGACTACTGGGTCATTCAGTGTAATGGTAATGACAAAACTCAGAGTATTATTGAAGACTTCTTCAAGGACAAAGACATTCCTGGGTTTACATACAAACATGAATGGGATTATCCTGGTATAAACAGGGACCATACACTACAAACTGCTCTTAACGCTGAGCATGGATGTGACTGGATTCTTCGTATGGATGCTGATGAGCAGTTAGAAGTTGATGATGACTTTGACTGGTCTCCTATCAATGATACAAACTTTGAGTGTTTCAATATCACTGCAAGAAGTGCTGGTTCTATCTACTACAGGACTTGGTTCTGGAATGCTAAGTTAGCTTGGTATTTTGAGCATGACCGTCGTCATGAGACTGTTCATCTTCGTGGTGGTGCTCAACATAATGCATTTAACTTGGCTCCTGGGTTCAGGCATGTCATCACCAATGATGGTGTCACCTGGGAAGACCCCAATAAGTTCCTTGTAGACGCTGTAGAACTTGAGAAGACTCAAGTTGCTGGTGGAAAACTTTTGGAAGACCCATATCACTTCTGGTATATTGGTAAGAGTTACTATGATGCAGTAAACCTGGGTGATTATCCTCTTGGGATGACTCATACCAAAGAATATGCTAGACGCTCTATCTTTTATTTTGAAAACTATCTTGATAGGGTGCACAACTACAAGAATATTGAAGAACCATTTGTCAATGAGATGATTTACATGAGTCTCTATTGTATTGGTGAGATGCATCGTAAGAGTAAGGAGTTTGAGAAAGCCATTTCATTCTTTGTTGAGGCAGAAGACTGGTGTCCACGTCGAAATGAGAGTATTGTAGGACTCGCTGAGTGTTATAATGAACTTGGTGACTATGAGACGATGAAGATGCAAACAGAACGTCTTGTTGACCCACAAAGAACCATTCCATTTCCTGAACTTTACTTCTTGGTTAACACAAACTTCTATATTGACTCTGGTGGGTATGGTAAGTATCTGCATAGTATTGCCTGTGAAAACTCATGAGAATTGTTCCATTAAAACTGAATAGAAAACCACAGATGACCACTTGGGTTGTGGATAACTTTTATGCAGACCCAATCGCAGTGCGAAACTTTGCCTTAAAACAGGAGTTTGTTGAGGAAAAGGACTATTACAAGGGTTGCAGAACTAAACATCAATATTTTTTACCTGGAACCAAGGAAGCATTTGAAAAGATAATGGGTATACAGATCCGTGAGTGGGAATCTCATGGAATGTGTGGTAAGTTTCAATATTGTACTGCTCAAGATAGTCTTGTCTATCATCATGATGGACAAACCTGGGCTGCTATGATATACTTGACGCCTGATGCGCCATATGACTGTGGCACATCACTATTTGCTAGTAAGAATGGTGCTAGGAAATCATCCGATGCTAGTATAAGAACTGCATTTGATGGTGGGTTTTATGATTCCACCAAGTTCGATCTTATAGATAGCATTGGAAACGTTTTCAATAGACTGTTTATTTTTGATGCTCAAAACATTCATGCAGCATCAAAATATTTTGGACAGACTCTTGAAGACTCACGTTTATTTCACATATTCTTTTTCGATTGATGAAGTTTAAAATTTACTCAAAAGAAAACTGTCCGTATTGCTACAAAGTTAAGCAAGTTATGGAGTTAACTGGTAATGACTTCGAAGTTTTTACTTTAGAAGAAGACTTTACTAGGTCTGAGTTTTACGATAAGTTTGGACAGGGATCTACGTTTCCTCAAGTCCTTTGTGATGAAGAATTATTGGGAGGGTGTGTTGACACAATCAGGTTCCTCAAAAGAAAACAAGTTATCAAATCTTGACATAAATAAAACAAAAGATCACGGAAATCGTGGTGTTGATTTTATTCTTAGTGGAGGTGTAAAAAGGCAACCAAAAAACATCCATATTCTTTTTGACAAGATGGTTTGCTTTTTCAAACGGGAAGTAACCATCAAGTTAGAATTTTCCTTGAGTATAAGGAAGAAACTTTAGTTCCCGAGGTAAAATCAATGTTAGCAGTAAGTTTAGTTTTCGGTTCTTTCCTAACCGTATTGTTTTTAGTTGTGGGACTAATAGGTGGATGGGTTGCAAGAGAATACATGATGAACTATCGGGAAGTACCAAGACCTCACCCCGAAATGTTTGATAATCAAGGCAACTTGATTCCTGATGAGGTTATTGCATTCAACTTTGAAAACTATTATGACGACAACGAAGAAAACCACGACGACGAAGGCTAAAAAACCTGCTACTACAGCAAAACCCAGGCAAACTGCATCTTTGGAGTTGCCTAAGAACCCTCTTGCTTTTGAAGTTCTCGACCTTGTTAGTAAGCAACGTTCAGCAGCTAAGAAAGTTGAGGCTCTGAAAAAACATGAGCATGTATCGCTGAAGATGCTTTTCATCTGGAACTTTGATGAAAGTGTTATCAGTGTTCTCCCTCCTGGTGAAGTTCCATTTTCTTCTTATGAGGAACAAACTTCTTCAAGTGGTACACTAAGTAAGAAGATTGACCTTGCAACCCGTAAAATGTATGAGACGGGTTCTTTCTCTATTGGAACCTCAGACCAGCAAGGTCGGACTACTATTCGTCGTGAGTGTAAGAACTTTTACCACTTCATCAAAGGTGGTAATGACGCTATGAATGGTATTCGTCGCGAGTCAATGTTCATTAACCTCCTGCAGGGTCTGCACCCACTGGAGGCAGAACTTCTTTGTCTTGTTAAAGATAAAGATTTGGAATCCAAATACAAAATTACTAAAGACATTGTGTCTCAAGCATATCCTGATATTCAGTGGGGAAACCGCTCTTGAAACTTATGAAAATTTTATTTGAAGACTGTGGTCAAGAACCTGCAGAAGATCGTGATCTCCCTAACAACTCATTTTTAGTTGAGTATAAGGTGGATAATGTATCCCATTATGATATTGCTGCAGCAGCAAAGCAGTCTGAAATCTTTGACCATTACTATGATAAGTACAAGAAAGATTTCGTGACCATGAACCAGACTGAGGGTAGGGTCAACCCTAAACTCTATGGTGTTGAAGCACCCAAAAACAAAAAGAAGAAGTGATTCCAAAATTGGGCGAAAAAAATTTCCACAAAATTTTTGACCCCTAAGGTTTTTTAAAATGTATCAGAAGATACATTACTACTTGACTATATAATCCATAAGGTATATAATACCTGTACGTTCATCCAATGGTATCAATACTATTGGCACTGACCTTAGCCCATCACGATCCGTCACCTTATGGGTGGCACATGTCTTGTGAAAGGTTCTTACAACTCGCGGTTGAAACTCAGATGAGGGACGACATAGACCAACGGTCTAAGTACGGACTTACTCAGTATTTCAAGTCAAAAGTTGATGGTCAGTGCGATGGTACTTTTACTTAGGACGCAAGTAAGTCGCGGAACGGAGCGTTCATCCCATGTTAGATTTACTTCTATACACTACACTCAGTTGTCAAGATTCTGATGCTATTATGCTCAGAATTGCTAGACATGAATCCTTACCTCCTAAGGTAAAGGTTGAGTTGGTTGAGACCGTAAGGGAAGCAACCGAACCTGAGTGTTACTGGGACGCAAACGACTGAAGGAACGGGGCGCAAATCCCTAGTATTTCAGGAGTAAACTTATGAACACCCT